CGAACGTCGGTACCGCCTCGTCGAGCATGGCGCGCGACGCATCGGTGCCGCCCGAGCCGAGTGCCTTACCTTGCAGGCTGACGTAATTGGCGTGAGCCTTCTGATACTCGGCGGCATCGTTGCTCACTCGGGTCGCGAGGTTTTCGGGCAACAGGCGCGCGACCGTATCGCCGAGGCCGCCGTTTTGCGTGATCGACAGCATTTTGAGCAGCGAGGCGCGCGACTGCTGATAGTTGGCGTCCTGCGACGCGAGCGCGTCTTGCGAGTCGGCCATCTGCTTGCTCGGCGCACCTTGCGAAGCGTTCGCCGCGTTCGTTGCGCCCAGCGGCGGCGCTGCGTACATTGGGCCGCCGGGCGCGGCGTGCGGGCTTGCGAACACCGCCGCCGGGCCATTCTCGTGCAGAGCAATTGCCGAGGCGATGATATGGCGCTGCACCGGGTTCGAAAGGTCGATGGTCTGCGTCGGGCTGATGCCCGCGCGCTGGGCCACGTCTTTGATATACGCCTGCGTGTCGTTCTCGCCAGGCGGTGCCCACTTGGAGATGACACCCGCGATCGTGTTGATGCCATCGCGCCCGTACGCCTGCAAGTTACCATCGAGCGCGGCGAGCCCTGCCTCCGGGGTCGGGAAGGATGCGAGCTTGCCCCCTGGCATCAGAGCGCCGGGATTGTTGTTCTGCAACGGAGCGGACGCGCCTTGCGTGGCCGCCGCCGTGCGGTTCGTGACCGGCAACGGATTGCCCTGCGCATCGACGCCCGCGTAAGGCAGCATCGAACCCTCGCCGGCCGCTTTCGCCGCTGCGGTGGCGCCGACAGCGCCGGTCACACCCGGAATAAGGTTGGCCCCTACGACGTTGCCCGAGGCGTCGAACATCGGCGTTGTGCCCGCCGGCATGTTCGGGTTGAACGCCATTGGCTGCATGGTGAGCGGGTCGCGCAGGATCGAACCGGGGCGCGCATTGACCGGTGCGATGTAGTTCGCCTTCGCGACGCCGGCCGCGTTCGCCGCCTGGATTTGCTCGGGCGTCATCCCACCCTGCACGCCCATCTTCGTGATATCGGTCGGCATCTGCGCGGCGAGCGTCGGATCGTACTTGAGCGCTTCGCTCATCAGTTCCGAGCCGCCCTGGATGCCGGCCATGTTCATCAGCAAGCCCTGATTCCAAAGCTGCTGCGGCGAGCGGCCGAAGATCGACGCGCCAGATTGCGGCGCGACGCTCGGTGCGGGTGCGGGCGGCATCTGCGCCGCCGTGGGAGTCGAGGTGCCGAAGAACGACGAATACGACGGCGCGCCGCCGCTGCTCGTTTGCCCCGCCGATCCCGAGCCGGGCGCCTGCATGCCCATCAGCCCTTGGAGCGCCTGCATCTGCATCATCTGCCGCTGCGTATTTAGCGCGTTGACGCTGCCTTGCTGCATGCCTTGCAGGCCCGCACCCATGGCCTGCCCCATGCTGACAGGAAGCCGCGAGGGACCGGACGCTTGCAGCAGACCGCTCGCCATACCGAGCAGCCCGGCCGATTGCGGGTTGGTCATCAGGCCCATCAGGCCGCCGTTTTGCAGCGGCACGCCGAAGAGGTCAGACATAGCGCACCCCGCCGCCGAACCCGAATGGCTGAGAGCCCGGCACGCTCAGATACGGCATGGCTGGGCCGATGTTCGTCGCGCGCACGGCGGGGTTGCCGAAGGCCACTTGCTGCGGCATCGGAGCGGCTTGCCCTTGCTGCTGCGGCTGGCCCTGCTGCATCGCCATCATCGCCGCCTGCATCATCTGCGGAGACATGGCGGACGGTCCGACACCGGCCGGCATCGAGAACTGCGACGGCATTCCGCTGGGCGCGGCCGGCGCACCCGGAAGCTGCGGCGATCCCATCCCCGCGCCGGCGCCGAACAGCGACGCGCTGCCTGGCATGCCGCTGGGCCCAAGCGACGCGCCCGCCGCGCTGTCGCCGCCGCCGCCCATCAGACCGCCAAACGCGCCGCTCATCATCGCGGCCGGCGCAAGGCGCGCGAGCAAAGGAAGCAGGCTATCAATGGAAGAAGACATGTTCACCCCCGAGCGCCGCATAGTTCACCTTGTCGAAGCCGCTGATGTCCCGGAAGACGGCGTGCGGCGCGACCTTGCGCGCTTCGTCCACCATGACGCCGATGTGCTCAACGTCCGGCTCTTCCCACACGTAGCGGAAGCGATAGAGCGGCAAGCCGTTCGGCAGACGCTTGCCGGTCGCACAGATGTCAGCCTTCAATCGCCGATCGGAGAAAGCCCCCAACAGGCCGCCGCCGACAGCGCCGATTGCGGTGCCCCATGGCCCGAACATGCTGCCCATCGCCGCGCCGCTCGCCGCGCCGCCCAAGCCGCCCGCGAGTTGATTCTGGTAATACGGCGTCGTCGTGCTCGTATTGCCGCCGTATTGGCCTTGAATGAGGTTCGAGTAGTTGTTGAGCAACTGCCACGGCGCGTTGATCTGCGATTGCTCGAGCGCCTGCTGATTGCCGCCCATGTTGTATAGGTTCGTCGCGGCGCCGTTGATCGAATTGACGAGATTCGGCGCGTTCAACGAGCCCGCAAGCTGTTGTTGTGCCGCCGTGTTGTAGTTCTGGCCAAGCGTACCGAGTGCGCCCAACTGCTGTCCCGCTTGCGTTCCGGCCGCTGAGAGTTGCTGACCGGCCTGCGTGCCGGCAGCCGAAAGCTGCTGTCCTGCTTGCGTGCCAGCCGCCGACAGCATGTTGCCCATGTTCTGCTGATACAGGTTCGCAAGCAGCCCTGCATCGGTGTTGCCGAGTTGCGTCGCGAGGTCTTGCTGATTCTGGCTTACCGCCTGGTTATACGCACCGGAGCCGAAGCGGCCCGAGCCCTCGAACGCGCTTGCGGTCTGCGGCGCCGTCGCGGTCTGATAGGCGCGCGTGATGGCATCATTCGCAGCGTTGACGGCGCCAGACTCGTACGGGTTGTTCAGCATCCCGCCGGCCGCGAAGTTCGACAGGCTCGCCGTGCCCGTGCCGTTGTTGCTCATCCCGGAGAGTGCGGCCGTGCCCGATCCGTTGTCGCTGAGTCGCGTTAGCGCGGTGGCTCCGGTATTGTTGCCGCCAAGCCAGTTCAGTTGCCCATTCGCAGGGTTGGCATTCAGATACGCGCCGCCCAACAGGTTCGTCGTGTAGCCGCCGGCCGCGTTGTTCAGCGTCGGCGCATATCCGAAGTTCGTGCCGTTCGCGACGTTCTGCGTGATGCCCATCGCCTGGCCTTGCATCGGCGTAAAGCCGGCAACCGACGATGCCGGATTAGCGGCGTACTGGTCGTACGTGTTCTGCGCACCCTGAAAGACGTTGCTCAGATAGGGTTGCTGGCCCGTCCATGGCGTCGCGACCGTGTTGCTGGTGGTATTGCCACCGCCGCCCCCGTTGGCCGGGACAATCGGCAGCGCGAGCCGCATCAGCGCGACCTCGCGGGGATTGCGAATCAGTTTCATAGCGCGCGTTCCATGTAGACGTGCGTTTTGTCGTAGCCACGGCCTTTGAGGAATCGCTCCCAGCCAGGCCGAGCCTGAAACTCCATCGCGTGACATCCATTTTCCCTCGCCCACGCCTCGATCGTCTCGATGCACGGCTGGGCCCACTCGGCCATGCTCGTGCCCGTGACGATGCGAAGATTGCAGACGCGTTGTTTCGGGTAGTTCGCGAGACGGGTGACGCCCACCGCGAACGCGGTGTCGGTCTTCCAAATCCAGAGTTGATCCTCTCCCGTCAAGAGGCCGGCTCGAATGTCTTCTGCATCCCATTTGCCGCGCGTCGTCTCGGCAGCCGCTTCGATCCATGGGCACACCTCCGGCCACACCTCGCTAATTTGATCGCGCTGGATGCCGTAGAGCATGAATTAGCCTATGAGAAGTAGGCGGAACGTGCGATCGACCGTCGCCGTGTTCGCGTGCGTGATCGTCGCGGTTCCGTTCGCCTGAGATGACACATAGAGGCTCCCGAGCGCCGCCGCCGCGTTGGCCGTCATCGGCTGAAATCCGAAAAACGTGTTCGCACCGATCCGCGCGTCAATGATCGTCGTGGTCGTGGTGCCGGCAGCAAGCGTGATTTCGTTCACCGCGTTCAACTTGCCGGCCATGGCGTTCGCCAACGCTTGGGCGATCTGGCGGCGGTGCTCCTTTTCGTCCGGCATCGTCACCGGGGGCACCGTATAGCCTTGCGTCGTCATTTGCGCCCCGATGGTGTCACGGCATCGTCCGGTATCTCGATGCCTTGCAGATGCGTGAAAGCGCCGCTTGTCGTGATCCGTCCGCGCACGTAGCGCGCATCGACGCGAAGCGGACATTCGCCGTTGGCGTTGATCGCGCTCGCGCTCGTGAAGGCTGCCGCGTCGATCAGGCGATTGCGGTAGCCGATCTGCACCGAAGGCGAGCCGCCGTCGATTATCGGCCGCGCCGATCGGATGAAACCGCGCCGGCCCGCGATCGGTTGCACTTCGACCGTGTCGGCCGTTGCGTTCGCCGCTGAACCGGCGAAGTACGAAAGCTGGTGCGAAGGATTGAATGCGCCCATCAGCACTTGGCCGCCGGTCCACACCCGCGAATCGAGCGAGAACGGCAGCGTATCGAGGTTGTATGCGCCACCGGCGTATCCGTCGAGCGAGTCGAGCGAATAGCCCTGACTGATCGCGCGGAAAATATACTCGGCGTTGATCTGCGCAAAGCCCCATTTGCCGAGCGCCCAATTGAACACGAGCAGCGAGTCCGGCATGCCGTTGGTGGACGAATTGGACGGATACAGCCACATGACGAGGCGGTTAAGCGGATCGATCGCACCTATCACGTTATACAGATAGGTCGTATTGACGTTGGCCCAAAACGTCTTATCCACGCGATCCACACCGATCGGCGTCGAGCTCGAACCGTCGAACGCATAGAAGCCGTCTTCGCCCAGGTAATAAACGAGCGCGCCAAGCTGCGCGATGCTCTTGGGCGCCGGCGTGCCGCGCACACCCTCGGCCGGGTAGAAGCCGAACACGGTTGGCGAGCCCTGATAGACGATGCGCCATATCGCACGTTCGAAGAACACCGCGCCATCGGCGGTGCCCAGATTCCCGACAAGTCCCGTAATCCAGCCCTGATCGCCCGGGATGATCTGAGAGCCCGCAAGGGTCTGCGCCTCCTGCGTGCTGCCCTGCGCGGGCCACGTCGTGGGCGCATCCACCGCGCACCACTGCACGCGCTGCGGCTGCTCGCCGTTCGTGCCGTCGTACGTGTTCGCCACCATGACGAAATCTTTGATCGTCGCGATGTAGCGCGCCTGCGGCGGGGAGCCCGCCAGATCGGCAAACGCCGTGCTCGAACCAAGCGTGTAGGCCTGTAGGTTTTGCCCTTGGCCCGCGCCAATGATCGTCTGGCCATACTGCGTGAAATACCACTTCTCAATGCTCGCGAGCGAATAGCCGCCGCTCTTGCTGACGTTCGTGAACGAGGCGTTGCCCGGGCTCATCAGATAGAGCTTGCCGGCGTCGCCGCAAAAGAGGTAGTTGTTCGCGCCCGTGTCGATCGCCATCAGCGCGCCGAGGCACTGCGAGGTGAGCGCGCTCGAACTGTAGGTCGAAAGCGTGCCGACCGGGCCCCACGATTCTTTCGTGCGCGGAAAGAGGTTGACGATATTGCTCGACGCGCCGCGCGAGTTGTTCGGCGGCAGGTCCGGCGCGTAATCGGCGATGGGCAGTAGCATCAGGCGGCCACCATCGCGAAGGCCGAGCCGCTTTGTTCCTCGGCGCGGTCAGCCAGTAAAAAGGCGCCCATCTGATCGCGATAGTCGGCGTCCCACCACTGCGCCGCCTCGGCATCCTTGTTGAACGCGGCAATCGCCTTGTTGCAGGCCGCCAGCAGAATCATCGGTATCGCGCTCGTCATCCACGTGGTGGTGTTCGTCGAGGAAAGCGCGGCCGACTGCTGCCAGTAGATGCCGCTCATCGCGTAAGCGCTATCCGGGCACGGCCCGAAAACAAAGTTCTGGCCGTCGCGCGCGATGTACTGCGGCACGCCGCTCGCCTGTCGGTTCGGGTACTGCGTGTAGATGAATTCGGCGTTGCGGCGCTCAAGCTGGTAGACGTTTCCGCTCATGTTGAGCAGCGCGTATTTCAGCCCGAGGTATCCCGCCGGCAACGCGACGACGTTGCTCGAGATCGTCGCATTGAGTGTCGCTTCCATCGGCCGCACGCCCACACCGTCATTCACGGCGAATATGTCGCGATAGATGGTCTGCTCGGCGCGCTGGATGAAGTAATCGATGTTGTCGCCAGCGTCCGTGCGCGCATTCCAATCCTGCACCGCCTGTTTGAGCGAGGCGTAATCGGCAACGATCGTCATGGCTCAAATCTTCCGATTGGTGGTGCGAAAGGCCGCGTATTCCGGGCCTTTTAGGATCGCTTTGACGAACGGCCAGTGCTCGCGGTTCATGTAGTCCCAGCCGTACTTGAACTTGATGTCGAGCATGACGACTTCCGGCACGCGGAAGGTCTGGTGAAACTCGCCAATGCGGCTGCATGAGCCCTCGGCCGCGCGCTGCTCGTGGTTGACCTTGAGCACCGCCGCCACGTCCTGCTCATAACGGAGATGAATCTTTCCGTCTTCCTCGTGGTACGTAATGCGCTTGCCGTCATCCTGCGGTTGCAGCGGCGCGCCGTGGGCGTTCGTCGTGTCCATAAATCAATGCGTTGCTGGAACGATGTTGAGCGTGCCCGTGGCCGCGCCGTCCTGGATCACGGCGATCTTGTCGCCCTTTCCGACGCGCACAAGCAGCGGGGGATCACTCGCCTTGATGAGCATGTCGGTGCCAGTGGCGGCCGGCGCGGTCCCCACCGCGATATGGCAATTGCCGGTCGCCGACACGAACACTGCCTGATAGCCCTCGCTGTTCGGGTCGAAAGCCGTGGAGGCGACTGACGCGCCTCCAATCGTGAGGTTTTGACCGACGCCAGGAATCGGGCGCCACGGCGCGATAGGAGTCCATTTGGACATGGCATGTCTCCTTACTGGCCGAGGTAATCGACCTGATACCGCGCGTTGTACTTCATCGCGCCAGCGGTACCGGAAGCGTAGCCACTCGTGGCAATGTTGATCGCGGTGCCGGCCTTGGCGTAGACGACGATTTGCCCAAGCGATGCGGAATTGGTGTTATTCCCCGTCGAAGTCGCGCCGATATTGGCGCTCGGCGTGCCGTTGCTGTCCGAGTCGGTCCACGAAACGAGAGTGTTTGGCAGCGTCGAAGAAGCGCCGTCAGGGGTGACCAGCACGGTATTCATCGTCACGCGATAGCGTCCACCTTTGCCGGAAGGTACGGTGTAAATCGGCGTGGTGCTGATGTTGGCGCCTTGCGTCAAGAAGTTCGCCGTGGCTACCTCAATCGCCACGCCATTGCCGACCGTCGCGGTGCCATTGATGCTCGAAATCGTCCCCGGAATCGCCAACGTGTTCGGCAGGCTGAGCGTGATCGATCCCGCGCCGTTGCCGACGCTGATTTGATTGGCGGTGCCAGTGAGCGTGCCGAGAGCCGGCGCGGCGCCCGTCGAGCCGATGAGCAATTGCCCGTTCGTCGCAGCAGCAGTCGAGGTCAGCAGGCCGCTCGCACCCGGATACATCATCGAGTTGGCGGTAAGCCCGCTCACTGTCACGCTCGTAAAAGTCGGCGTGCTGCTCGATCCGCTCGGCGTGTAACTCGCCTGCCAACCCAGCGCAGCATCCTTTGTGTACAGCACGCCGGTAGACGGATCGATTGCGACATCGCCGGCCATGCCGAGCGTCGGAGACGGCAGCCCGTCCGTATCGAACGGCAGCCCATGATCGCGCACGGGAGATGCGAGCGCGAGAAGCGGCGCCATCAGCAGCGCAGCCAGAATCTTTTTCAGCATTGACATTTTCTCAACCCCAAAAAAAATGGGGCGATCCGAAGACCGCCCCAAACCCACACTGAAACGTGGAGGAGACTCAGTTGTGACGCGGGGCCGATTAGCCGTCCGTGTCGTAGATCGCGCCGTGCGCGTGCTCGTTGCCCATCTGGAGCGTGTACTCGACGAGCAATTCCTTTTTCGTCGAGTCGCCCGTCTTGGCGAGCGGAATCGTTTGGAAGGGGCGCAGATACGCCACGCGCACGAAGTTTTGGTTGATGAAGAAAATGTCGCCCGAATGCGCGAGGAAGATATCGGGGACGAGCTTCACGTCACCGAAGTCGCTCTCGTACACGTCGACGACGGTGCGCAGCGTCTTGTCCTGCACCTCGTTGAACCGCGTGCCGTTGCCGGAGAACGCGCTGAAATTCTGCTTGTTCACCGAGGACATGAGCGCGTACTCGGGGCAGTCGCCCGACGAGTTGAAGCACTTTTGCAAAACCTGCTTCACCTGATTCTCGGTGACGGTCTGCGTCACGCTGTTGTAGACGCGAGTTTGCGAGCCGTCCGTCCAACCGTTGGAAGCCACGGCCGGATTAGCACCCGATGGCGTGCCGCCCGTCTGGAACACGGTGTTTTGCTGCAACCACGCGGGCAAGCCGGCGAGCAAGCGCGCAGTCGTGCTGGAACCGGCGTTCTTGGCCTGGTTGTAGGTCAAGATGCCTTCCATGTCGCGCTTGAGTTCCTTCGACTTCTTGAGCAACTGGTAGCCCATCTTGTTGGAGCCGCCGGCCGCGATGACGGCTTCCGACGTACCCGAGATCGACACGGTTTTCGTGCTGATCTGCGTGTAGTTGCCCATGCGCGCCGTAGGCGTGACGTTTTGCGGCGTCGGGTCATCGCCTTCGACCGCCGCGTTGCTCAGGTTTTGAGCCGCCAGCGAATCCGTATCCCATTCATGGTTCGTTTGCTTGGCCGTGGCCCTCTTCGCCATGTTCAGGAACGGGGTTTTGAAAGGATCGACGTTGTAAATCGCGTCGATCAGGTCTTCACGGATGTTCTTTTGCGTGAAGGTCTGAAACGTGTTGGATGGAACGCTCACTTTGGGCTCCTAGCTCATTCGAACAGCGAGAAGACGGCGGCTTGCGCGTCCTCGTCGCCCGGATTTCGGTTGAATCGCTCGATCGCGGCCTGACGGCGCGAGTCGCTCGGGTTCGCATTCGTCCGAGATCCCGGGGCCGCCGCTGGCGGGGCTTGCCGGACCTGCTTCAAAGCCTGGGGAGCAGCCGCTTGGAGCGCCCGATAACGCGCCGCGTCATGCAGAACTCGCATGTAGCGGTGGTCGAATATCTGGCTAAGCTCGGCGTCTTGGAACCCAAGGTTGCGGGCGTACTGCGCAATCTGTTGACGGTCTTTCTCGAAGGCTGCGGGGTCGCGCCACTCGGGAATGGCCTGCTGTAATTTGTCTCGCTCGGCCGCGAGGTTTTGTTGCATGGCCTGCTGCTGCTCGTGCTGGGCCTGCGCTTGGTGCTGCTGCACCTGACCGAGAAACTGCTGAATCTGGCCTTGGCGCTGCTGAAACTCGCTTTGCAGCGCGGCGAATTCGGCCGGGTTGTTCGCGCGCAGCGTGTTCCAATCGACCTTCTGGAAGTCGTGATTGATAAGCTGCATGGCGAGTTGCCCCATCGCCTGATGCTGCTGCAATGCCTGCTGTGTGGCCTGACGCCATTGCACGCGCTCTTGCTCGAGCGCCTGCTTTTGGTTCGATACCTCGATCGACTTGTTGTTGACGTGGCCTTCGAGTTGGTAGCTGTGCAGCACCTTTTCGAGCGGCACCTGTGTTTCGACGCCATCGACCTTGACCGTCACCGCAAGCGACTTGGCCGAGGCCGGATCGACCTTGAGCGAGGTGAGCAACTCGTCGAGGCTCGAATAGGTCGGCGCTTCTTCTGCCTTTGCCGCCGCTTGCTGGCCGTCCTGCTGCCCTTGCGCGCCCTCGCCGCTCTCTTGGCCTTGGCTTTGCGCGCCGTCCTCTTGCTGGCCCGTCTGAGCGTTCTGTGCGCCTTCCTGCGCGCGACGCTGGGCCTCGGCATCGGCTGCGGCGTTCGCGTTGGTGCTCGGCTCGAATGCGCCGCCGTCGTAAAGGCTTTGGAACGCCGACTCGTCAGGCATCGAGAAGTCTGCCGCGCCCGTTTGGGTGGTGGCTTGCACGTCGCTCATTTGCTGGCCTCAAATAAAAAAGCCCGCGAAATGCGGGCTTATCGAAAGTGGGTATGGTCTAGCCGAATATCTGGAAGCGCCGTTTGCGCTCTGCTTGCTGTTCAAGTTGGAAGTCCGCGATCTCGCCCGTCTGCTTGATCTGTTCGAGGTACTTTTCGAGCGCATCCCAACACTGCAACGCGAGAATCAGCCGCGTGTGCATCGTCTGATCTGCCATCGGCACGCGCCGCATCTGCGTTTCGATGCCGTCGAGCACGTGCTTGCGCGCCTCGATGAAGATCGTCGATTCGAGCACCTGTCGCGCGTCGCCGCCGCGCTTCACTTCGTCTTCAAGCGCCATTTTCAGTATCCATCTTGTCGTGCATTTCTTGAAGTTCCGCAATCAGACGGCCGAACTGCTCCTTGTTGAGCAAGAGATTGAAATAGTTGTCGCACTCTTCCTCGATGAGCAACACGCTGCCCTTCTCGACGAGGCAAAAGCTGACAACGCGCCCGTCGCCCAACGCCTTGAGAACCGAGCCGCCGTCATCTTTAATTTCCACCGCGCACCTCGTTCATGTCGTGATTCATCACCGCGCCAGCATCGGCCTGCGCGTCCTGTTTCAGTTGCGAGGCAACGATCTGCGCCAGCGCGCGGTAGATCGTTTGGAACTCGGCGCTTTGCATCTGAGCCTGCTGCGTGGCCGCCTCGGTGTGCGCCTGCTGCGCGCCGTGCACGAGCTCGGCCTGAGCCTGCGCCGCGTCCGATTGCGCCTTCGTCTGTGCAGCCGCGAGCCGCATCTGCTCGATCTGCTGATCGCCCTGCGTCTTGATTTGCGCGGCGGCGATACGCGGGTCGGGCGGCATGTGCGCCCTTTGCGCCTGGGCTTGCTGGTATTCCTGCGAATCCGGGTCCATGACGAACTGCGTGGGGTTCTCGAAGCCGAGCAGATGCGAGAGCGCCTTGAACGTCTCATATGCTTGCTTCGGGCCCACGAGGCCGAATGCCTGCCCGACCTGTTGCTGAGCCTGGGCCAGCAACATCAGGTTGGCGCGCGATTCCTCGCGATTGCCGGAGCCCAGGCCCACATTCACACTGACCTGTGTGCGCTCGCGCCATTGCGACGGGTCCACATCGACCCAGCGCCCCGTTAAGCGCAGCGTGAGCGGCTTGTCCTGGTGGCGCATGAGCAGGCGGTGAATCTTGCCGAACACGTCTTTGACGCCCTCGGCGAGCAATCGGGCGACGAGTTCAACCTTGAGCGCGGCGGCCGACATGGCCGCAAGCTGGCCGCCCTTGGTCACGTCCTGCAACGCGTCCGCATCCACGCCCATCGTGTCTTTGCCGATGCCCGTGCGCATCTCGCGCTGCAAGTCGCAGTATTCGAGCGCCGGCACGACCTGCGCCATCATGTTCGAGGGCGTCGTGAGCGGCATAATCGCGCCCTCTGGCGCGCCGTTGGTGCGCACGATGCGGCCCGGGCGACTCACGAGCATGTCGCCCATGTTCACGTTCTTCCAATCGACCGCATAGCCCTGGTTGTTCGTCAGGTACAGGTTGTCGAGCGCTTGCCGGAAGAGCGTCGTTTTGATGACCTGGAGGTCGTACAGGAGGTCGTAGTAGCTGATACCCACGTGCCGATGCGGCATGCGGATCGGCGAGCAGTACGAGAGCGAGCATTCCTCGCATTCGTCGTTATCAAGAATCTTGTCGCCGGCCACGACCAGGCGCCGAAGCTCGGCGATGCCGTCGCCGTCGTAATCGACGCGGATCCACACGATGCGCAGTTCGACCTGCTGGCTCGCCGGATCGCTCGATTCTTCCTCGCCTAGTTCGTCCGTCACCTCGTCGCGCGCGATCTTGATGAGTTGCAGCCAGTCGGGCCGCGCGACCTCGATGCGATCCACCTCAGCCTTGTCGAAGCCCATCTCCAACACGTCCGAGCGCAGCACCGTGCGCTTGCGCTCGACGAACGGGGCATCTTCCAGGCCGCGCCGCGCCTGGGGCGACACGAGCACTTCTTCCGGCGGCACGCACTCGACGCGCGGGCGCTTTTCGATCGTCACGCGGCGCAGCTTCACGTCGAAGCACGAATACTGCTGCGGGCCCAGCGGGCCGACGATGGTATCGATCTTCTCGGATTGCTCGAGCACCTCGATTTCGTCGTCGGTCTGCATCAGCATGGCGAGTTCGATTTCGGTGAGCCCCGAGTACGTCTCGACGACGGCCTTGCGGCGCTTTTCCCACCACGAATCGATGTAGCCATTGCGCAGCAGCAGGGCATCCTTGAAGAAGTCGTGCAGGATGAAAAAGCCCTCGTTGCGCTTCATGAACACGTAGTTCACGACTTCCGTCTCGATTTCGGCTTGATCCTCGTCACCCTGCGATTCCGGGTCGAATTGGCATGGCTTGCCGCTCGCGAACATGCGCATGAGCGTCGGCATGATCCACTCGACGGTATCGCGTAGCTCGGGTAGCACGATCTGCGATCGGTCCTCGACCTCGTTTCCGAGCGGGCGCGCAAAGTACGCATTCAGCGCGTTGTATCGGTCAATCTCGAGCGTCGTCATGTCCTGGTTGGCCGGCTTGATGCTGCCGCCAACGGACGGCCCGGCCGCGACGGACGAGCCGAGCGCGGACTTCTCGTACATGCCGATGAGCCCGAGCACTTCGGTGTCCGTCATGCGCTTAGCCATTGCTTTCCTTCGCCTTGGCGCCGCGCTTTTGCTCAAGCTGCTCGATGCGCAGTTCCAGTTGAGCCAGATGAGCGAGCAAATCCTGCCGCGTCATGCCGCCGAAGTGCTGCTCAAGCTCGGTCACGCGCTTGTCCAACGTCGCGACCTTCATATCGAGTGCGATGCTCATGCGATTGCCAGCTTCCCGTAGTTGATGGCAGCGCCCCACTGCGGGCCGCTCGTGAGGTTCTTCTGCTTCTGCCCCCACTGGCGCAGCGCATCGGCCGCGTTCGAGTGGATGTCGTGCTTCGGGTGGTCTTTCCACATGCCCCGGTTGGCGTCCCACTCCTTCGAATACTTTTCGAGGTGGTCTAGCCCTTCCTTGCACAGTTCGGCGTCGAAAAACGCGCTGGAGAGCGCCGAGCGCGTCTGATTGATGCCGACCGTCACGTTGTCGATGCGCGGCACAATCTCTATGTCGCGCACGCCAAGGTCTTGCAGCATTTCCTTCACGGACCGATTCTGAAAGCCGGTGCTCAGGCGCTTGTGATCGCCGTCATGCGGCAGGTAGTGCGCACCGAACGTGTAGCCGGTGTCGCGCAGGTAGGTGACGAAGTGGTCGAGCGTGCGGCCGTTGGCCTCGTAAAAGCGCAGGAATCGATGCTCGGGGCCCACGATCTGATGGAACCAAATGGCGGTCGTGTCGTTCGCGCCCAAGTCCCAAAACGTGTTGACCGGGACGGCGCGCTCGTACGGCACGCGGCAGATACGCTTGTCGCGTCGCAGCAGATCGAACTGCTCGCGGAACCACGCACCCTCATTCGACGATTCGAACGCCTCGTCGGCCGTGCTTGGGAATTCGCGCTTCATGTCCTCGCGCATCACGGCGCGCGTGAGCACATACCAGGCACGCTTGCGCTCACCCAGCACACAGCCGCCCTTGCGCTGGATGTCGTCGAAATACTCGTGATCCTTGGCCGAGATGACGACGGCGCGCGGATCGGCCTCGTATTCGGGCCGCCCATACCAGGGAAAGAAGTGGAAGCGTTCCTCGACGGGCAGGTGGTGCTGACCGATGCGCTTTCGGGCGCGCTCCACCATGTCGTAAAACGCGCCTTCTCGACCCTCGGCCGTCGATTCGACGAAGAGGAACCCATCGGGCGCGACAGCGGGAATCGCGCCGGTGATAATCTCGCGCGCCTTTTCGGGGTGCTTGGCGCAAATCTTCCCGAACTCGGACACGTGCAGGTATTGCAGCGTGCCGGAGCGCATTGATGTGCCGACGCGCACGCTCGAGTTATTCGAGAGCAGCAACTCGCTCGTGCTGTCCTGCACCGGGTGCCGCTCGGCGCGAATTCCTTCCGGCAGCCGGTCATAGGCGAACTTGATCTTGTCGCGAAAGATCACCGTCACGTTATCGAGCGAGTCGGCGATGACGCCCGCGCGCACGTTCGAATTGAACACGGCGGCGTCCAGAAAGATAAGCTGAATGAGCGTCGAGAAGCCGAGTTGGCGAGCCTTGAGGATGACGTTGCGGTAATGCAGCGCTTCCAGAAACGATCGCTGCTCGGCGTTGGGCGTGAACTTGACGACGGCGCCGGCTTTGTCGGTGATCCAGTAAAGGTTGTGCAACCTCCAGACCGGGTTCTTCCAGTCTTCGAGGTTGATCCGCTCGTCCATGGCTTACTTAGCGTCTTTCGGCTTGAGCGGCGTGCCCTCGACTTGCGAGAGCAGCAGTTGAATCGGATCGACGGCCACCTTGCCGCTGTGGTCGATCTCGTGCCGATCGCGCCATGCGTGCTTCTGCCGGTTCTTGAGCCAGAAGATGCAGGCGGTCGTGTCGCCGCTGAGCGCGTTGTTATAGAGCGCGCGCGCAACGAGCGAATCGGCGCGCGTCTTACCGGCTTCGCACGCCTCGGCGAACTCGGGATGGCTCTTGCGCCAGTTGATGATCGTGCGCTGCGTCACGCCGAAGAAGTCCGCAAGCTCGGCGTCTTTCGCGCCCAGCAGACAATAGTTCTTGGCCAGTTCGCGGAACTCGTCGCGGTACGAGGTCTTGTTCGCCATCTCAGTGACACCCCATCGCGCCGAAATGCCCGAGCACGTAGATGAGCGCGCACAGCATGAGCAGACCGATTAGCACTCGCATGTCAGTCGCGCCCCAGCGCCTCGAATTCGGCGTGTGATTGCGGATGCTTCGCGTCGCCGCTGGATTTCTTGCCCATGACGCGATCGGCCTTCGAATCGATCTTGGCTTCGGTCGATTTGGACATGCGCCCGGCGTTCACCGCTTGCGAGGCGCGCGCCTTCGCGTTGGCCGCGTGGCTTGCATCGGGCATCGGATAGGCGCGCTTGCCCGGCAGTCCAAATTCGGACTTCGGCATGGCATTGCGCTTGGCGCTCGAAAGTTTGGACATGGGCTAGCTCAGGTAGTAGAAGTTAGAGCCGTCGCAGTACGAGCCGAGGTTCTTGGGAGGCGTCAAAACCGGCGTGAAGATGCCGTTGACGAGCGAACCGGCGATTTTGGTCAGCACGAGGTTCGCCTTCGATAGCAGCGTGCGATACGACTGCGAGGCGCGCGGACACGTCACGGTGCCGGTGTGGATCACGGCGTTTCCGGCCCATGCCGAGGTGTCGTAATACGACTGATAGCCCAGCCCGTTGCTGCCGACCGACATGAACCACGAAATCATCGCGGTAATGAAAACGATGCTGTCGCCTTTGCCGTTTCCCGACGTGTCACACGCCCATTCGGGATAGGACTCGGGCTTGTTGTTGCTCAGCGCGAAGGCACGAAACGCGGTCAGGCCGCCGTTTTGAATGCCGCCCGTGCCATTGAGCAAGCCCAGCCAGTTGCCGGTGTAGAAGTCGTCGTACACGTCGGCCGAGATGTAATCGACGTAGGAATTGCCCGGATAGGCGCCGGCAAACCCTCCGCTGATCGTGCGGCCGTTCAACGCGTAGTTGCAGTCGAACTTGACGCCCGATGCCTTGGCGCGAATTAGACCGACCACGCGCGCGTACGCGTTCTTGTAGTCCGTTGGCGTGTTCCATGATCCGGGCTTGTTGCTCGCGGTGCCACCGATCCCCCACTGGTACCAGTCGCCGTTTAGCTCGTGCCCGAGGCGAATCACGACCTGATTGGCGTAGGGCTTCCCCGTTGCCGGGTTGTTGCCCATATTCGCGAGGTTCTGCCCGAGCGTCGTGAAGTACGAGTCGTACGTGCCGCTCGCAACAGCCGACAGGTGAACGCCGGTCGAGCTAGGCGTGCTCGCGGTCGGGCACAGACCGATCGTGATGACCTCGCGGTACTGCGAGCCCTTCGCGAGCCACGTCTTGGTGGTGCCGAGCATGTAGGGCGACGAGATGCCGCCCCAACTTGAATTGTCCGCAAAGACGATGCGCGTCGTCACCAATTGCCCGAGCCACGTCGAGAAAGCCTCGTACTGAGTCTTCGACGAGTCCGAGCCAGCGTGAAGCCCGATCGTATTGCTCATCTCAGAACACCAGGACGATCGCCGATTCGAGCGTGATCGTGTCGCCCGTGCTCGTGCAGGCGCCGCTCAGCACGAGACTCGTCGCACCGCTCGTATCGATGCTGCCGGTCTGGAAATTGGACGTGCTGGCGCCGAAGCTGTTGTTCAGGCGCGGTCCGACCTGCTGATTCGTCGCGCCTCGGTTCTGGATGACCGTCATGACTTCGACCGTGTTGTTGGTCGTGGGCACCCAGCCGAGGAAGTCGGTCCCGCTGATGCCGCTGAGCCGAATGTGCAGATTCTTCACGTCGGCGTTGTTTGTGACAGTCCAGCGCGAGAGCACGATCAGGCCGCCGTGGGCGCTCATCGTGCCGCCCGGGACCGCCGTCGTGTGGAGCGCCGTTTCCGTTGTCGTGCCGGTGACGCTTTGAGGCGAACCCACCTTGTCGAGCACCGTCATGGCGCCGGCAAGCACGTTGGGCGTTGACCATATCGCGGCAGAGCCGTCCGGGCTCGTCGTGAGCACTTGGCCGGCCGTTCCGAGTGCCGTGAGGCCCGTGCCGCCCTTGGTGTACGGAATCGGCTCAGGCAACGAAAGATCGATCGTCCCGGCGGCGGTGATCGGGCTGCCGGTGACATTCAGGCTACCGTCGTTGCTCGTGATGCCAACGCTCGTCACGCTGCCCGAACCACCACCGCCTCCACCCCCACCGCCGTTCAGCGTGGTGCTCGCAAGGCCGCCCATGACATCCCACACACCGGGCGACGCCAGCACCGCGAGACATACGACGCCCGGGCCGATGGCTACGCCCGTCGAGCCCGCCGCGCCGTTGATCGTGTCGGTGCCGCTCGCGTAAAGCTGGATTTCGTTCGCCGTGTTGTTGATGACGACGCGCTCATCGGTGCCGGCGAGCACGATCGGGAGAATGACGCCATCGCCCGCCCCCGTGATAACCGCCGTTGAAACGTCCACCCGATTGATTCTGTCGGTCAAAAGGGTGGCCCCGGCCTGGGTACGCGTGGTACCCGCCGTAATCGACGAACTTGCCATTCTCGGGGACTCCAAACGAAAAAGCCCGCGCAGGCTTGGGGCCTGGCGGGCTTCGGGAAATGCGCGGATTGTGTGAGGGCGCAACTTGGGCACCCTACGAACCGCGATTCTATGCGTCCCCTTTCAGATTTGCAAGGGCTCGTCGATCAAACCTCGATCGATCATGATCGGCAGAAGCAGTTGCTTGGCTCGGGAGTATTCCTCATTGAGCGGCCCAGGCAGGCGTATCGATGACCACACAACGACGCCGCTCTTGCGGTTGCGCATCTCGGTCTGGATGGCGATTCGCGCGCGCAGTTCGAGTTCTCCCACGCACGCCTCGACCGCTTGGCATACTGCCTTGCGTGCTGCCGCCTGAGCCCGGTCGGCGAGGTCGTCTGAATCGGCCCAGCGTCCCCGGTAATCGCGAAACGCGGAGGACACGCGTCCATAGCCTGTCTTGAGCCGATACTCCGATTGCCAGGTGTACCACTCGACCAGCAACTCATCCACCTCGTCATCCATGGCGCACCCCGTTGTTGTTGCTGGCTCAAGCGTCGCTATGTCCATTCAATCCCCGTGATTTGATGACAGCGCCCCTCGTCCCGCTCACTTGCCGGAGATCGCGACGACAAGGCCGACGCACACGATTGCAATGCCGATTTTTCTCACGTCATCGTCCTTTGCGCCCAGCGCCCTATTGTTCTTCTGCCGGAAACAACTCGGCAAGGATCTGTGCGTATTGCTTGCGGCGACGCTCAGCGAGCGCGGCATCGTCGAGCAGCCGAAGCAGTTGCGAGAAATCTATCTGCTTTTGCGTGCATAGCTCCTGGATGCGCGCTTCCGTCGAGACCAGTTGCTCGTCGATCTTCGCCATTTCTAGCTCTGCCTGCGCCTTGACCTGACGAGCGCGCATGGGCGCGAGCGCCGCATCGAGCTTTTCCTTGGACAGCGCGACGAGTTCTTTATAGGGCTTGAGTTTCATGTGTTTAATCCTCCGCGAGTAAGACGAGTAAGCGACGGTCTTCCGATACCGGCGATGGTGCAACTGGCACCGGAATCGGCTGTTGCTGCATTTGCATCTGCTGGGTCAGATGATTGAAAAGTTTGCTGTTCATTTGCTCGCGATAGATTCGTTCCTGCTCGCGTTGCAGTGCTTCCATGCCGCTCATTCCGCCTAGGAATGGATTGCCGATCATCTTCATCACCTCATGTCAAAGTGCGTTGCGCCCAGCGGGCGATCAATAGGCTCTCAGCCCGGTTGTGGTGCTTGGCGAGCGTGAGCGGTGCGCTCGGATATAGCTCGCGCGCCACGCGCAAGCAATCTCCCTTGTTGCTGCCCAGGCCATAGAAGCGCTTCCAGCGCTGCGGCGTCACGTAGGTCATGGACATGCCGCACAGGATCGCCACGGCCTCGAGGATGCCCCGCGTATGCGCGAGAGCGCCCATGGTCTGCACCGAAGAGCCGCCGAGCAGTTGCATGTCCTCCATCGCGAAGATGGCTTTCTCGTCGGGCGGCACGAGTCGGCGTAGCAGTTCGCGCAGCATCTTCGCGTCGATCTTGCGCTTGACCTTGGCTTTCGGGCCGGCCGTCTCGATAGCGCACGTCGGGAGGTCGAGGATTTCGAGCGAGCCGTCGGCGTAGAGCGCGGTAAGTGCTCCGGTCAGGCCCGGGTCGCAGCCGATGATTATGGTCACGCTGCTTGCCTCCGCTCGTACTCGCCAAAGAACGCCACATCCTGCGGGTGACGGTGCACCACAACGAGCGTAGGCGGTCGCTTGAACGGGCTATCGAAGTC